ATGGGTCCGGTCGCGCCGGTTAGCCCGGTAGAGCCCACGCCCGCCGTCTGGTCAACGTAGGGCTCGCCTGGCCCCGTGATGACCACCTGCGCCATGACGATGACGTTGTAGCCGCCCGTCCAGGCAGGCAGCAGCAGGAAGGCATCGTAGGCACCCGGCAGCGCGACGGTGCGCGTGGTGTCCGCCACGACGCTGTAACTGTCCAGGATCACGCCTCCGCCACCGCCCTCGGCGCTCAGCGTGAGGTTGATCGTGCTCGGATCGCCCGTGATCTTGTAGCTGATCGTGAGGGATGTCGAGCCATTGACCGAATTCGGAATCCTGACAGGCTCGCCGGAGCGCGTGGCCTTGACGTTGATTACCGATTTCATCTCACTCCTCCTGCCAGGCTTATCAAGAATGCGGCGGGGCGCTATGCGGTGCGCCCCGCCGCCGAACCAAATGCCGCCACGAAGCCGTGTGAATGTTACGGCTTCACGAATGGGCCGATGCCGGTGCGGAGAGCCGAGATCCACGGCATGTAGTGCGCCAGCACTTCATGGATGTAGGTGCCGAAGGTCCACTGGCGCGTGACGATGGGCCATTCGATGGCGTAGTAGTCACGCTGCAGCAGGAATTGCCGCACGGCCGGTACCCGCGAATGCGGATACGGGTTCGTGTTGATGTCGTACAGCAGGGTGCCGGGAGGGAACATCGGGTGAATCCGGATCGGGATGGCCGCTCCGCCCTCGGGGTTGATGCTGTACTTCGACTTGTAGCTCGTCACCAGGAAGCCGCCCATCAAGGATCCTTGGGCGTCCTTGGTGTACTGGAAGATGTAGCTGTTCGTCCCAGTCGAGCTGTAGATTACCGCCGACTCGAGTGAGGCGCGCACGTCGGCGGAACACCAGATGGCGTCCGGCTGCGCCTGGTAGAGTTCCCACAGAGCGCGCAGGTCGTCTTCCACTTCCTTCACCTGGCCGTTGCCGGCCGGCGTGAAAGTGCCCCCGTCCATGTCGGTGACGAGGCCGTTGTTGAAGGTGTACGTGCCCAGGCCGTCCAGGTCGGTCGTCTGGAAGCTGTTGTCGGACGTGAAGCCGGTTGCGTTGCCGGTCTGGCTGCCGGTGGGCTTGGCGATGATGGTGTAGTGCGGCCAGGCGGTGATGGCGCCCAGCGTGAGCGTATTCACCGTGGCGTTCGCGTTGACGCCCCAATACCACGCATAGGCGACCGCGCCCTTCACCGCCGACAGCGAAGCGTACACGCTGCCGTCGGAGTTCGTGGTGCCGGCGCCGACATTTGAGATTTGCGAGATTCCGCCGGCGACGTTGATCGACGTTCCGTCAGCGTTGAGCCGCGTGGTGTAGGCGGTCAAGCCCTTGGCGACGGTCGGCGGGATGTTGTAGCCCGCCTGCCCGCCCGGGTTCACGCCCATGGCGGTGATGGCGATCACGGCGACAGAAACGTTCGCCGAGGTGCCGATCCCCGTTCCGGCATCAGCAGCCGCGACCACGGTCGGGGTGTCCGGCTGCCCCAGGGCGAACCCCAGGTTGCCGGTGGTCTGTCCGAGGATGGTGGACGGCCCGGCGTTGCCCCACAGGGTGATCATCTCTTCCTGCAGGCGCAGGCGAGCCAGGTTGCGGAAATGCTCGTCCGCCAGGTTGTCTGTGTAGCCTTCGCCCGCCCATTGTGCGGTGAAGGTTTCCCCGCCTTCCTCGCCGAGTTCCTTGTACGTGGCGAAGTAGTCCGCTTCGTCGGGAGTCGCGGTGGCGTTGCGCTGGCCCTCCTTGACGCCTCCATAGACGAAGCTGGCGTTCGGGTTCAGGGTCGCCTTCCAGTGAGCGACCGTGCCGACTCCGGCGTTGACCTTCCCGGTCTTCGGGATCATCTGGATGAACGGCGTGTTCAACGGGAAGATCAGGTACGCCGGGCCCCGCAGGTCATAGAAGTTGAATCCGAGGCTGGTGGTCACGCCAGCCTTCATCAATGCCTTGATGTACTCGCGCCCCGCCCGCTTGACGAGGTCGTTTTCAAGCGACCATTCCTTGGGCGGGAGGGCTTGAGCTTCCAGGCACAGTTTGGCGAGCGCCGAGTCCGAGCCCAGCGCCTTCGCCATGTGCACGCGGCTAGCGAACGCCGCGGCAGCATAAAGGTCCTGTTGCAGTCTCATAGTATGTGCCTCTCTCCGATCTGAATTTGACGTGCGACCGGGTGTTCGGGTTCCGAGCCGCTGACCGGAGACGACTCGCACAATCTCGTTTCAGGCAGCTTACGCCTGCACGAACTTCGCCAGCTTGGGGTCCAATCCCGTCAACGGGATTTCGGACCCGCCCGGGCGAGGCACAAGTTCCAGGCCGGGTCGCGTCGGCAGGACGCCGCGCACCGAATCGGGCCTGATCTTGTCGCCCAACGCGGAGGTCACGCCCGCCAGGACCATCTTGCGGATCTCGTCCTGCACGGTCGGGTCCTTCTTGAGCATTTCGAGCGCCGACTGGACGAGTCCCGTGGTCGTCGACTTCACCATGTCCTCGACGCTGGTAGGAGCAGCGTTCAGATCTGCCGGGATAGCCGGCACAACAGCACTCTTTGCGGCAGCCGTCTTCTCCTCGCCGAGCCCGTCGCCCAGCGTGTCCAGGTGCTCCGCATGCGCCTTGTGCAAAGCCGAAAGCGCGTCGTGGTGCGCCGCCTTCGCCTTGTGAATCTCGTGCACCTTGCCGAAGTACGCCTTGTGCGCGTCGCCGTCATCCATGCCGTCGAACTTGGCCTTGCAGAATTCGGCATGGCCCTTGTGGGCCGTGGCGAGCGCCGTATGCGCGGTCGCCTTCGCTTTGTGAAGCTCGGCCGCCTTCTTGAAATGAGAAGCGAGGCCAGTGACGGCCTTCGCCAGCTTTTCGAGAGTTTCCATATTTCCCTCCGTGTGCCGCCCGCGGCGGCAAGCGTTAGTGAGCGACCGGGAAAGCTCAGGGTTAGGAGACGCGGGCGCTGAGATCGGCCCGCACCTCTTCGGACTCCTCCTCGACCATCCGCAAGAGCGTGTCGAGGATCGCGTCCACATTGTCGGCGAGCAGGCCGGGCAGAGGCGAGTCGTCGCCCTCCATCTCGGATTCTCCCGCCGTGCTATAAACCAGATAAGCGAGCGCCTCAACGATCTGCGAGAGTTGCGAAACTTGACTGAATCCCTTCGCGAGCCGGCCAAGATCATTGTCGAGCGTCGCGAGCGCATAACCGATATTCCCACCCTTGACGGTGCGCGAGAGTTGGTTGATGTGGGTCCGAACGGCTTTGCGCATCCACGCCTGGATCGCCGCAAGCTTCGCCTTCTCTGTGGCCACGTCGATGTCGTACTTGCCGGCCAGGGCAACCAACTTCTTCCAGGCCGCATCCTTCGCCGCCTGCGGCACGCCCTTCAGTTGGTTGAAGCGTGCGAGCGCGTTCCGGACGTGACTCTTCGATTTCTTTTCTGACGAGAATCGCACTGGCAGGTTCCAGGTCTCGGTCTTGTCCGGATCGAGCACGATCAGGAAGGCCGAAGCTGGCAGGTCTTCTCCTGCCACGCGCTTCGTCTTTACCTTTACAAGCGCTGCGCCCGCTGCCTTTCCGGCCGGCAGATATTCGACCTGGACTTGCGTGGGAGCGCCCAATTTGACGTTCTGCTTGTCGTCGATGGTGTAGGGCACGCTAAACAATTTGCCCTCTTTACCGAAGATGGCATGATCGTCGAACAACTCCCTCAGATATGCCCATTGGACCTGTGCGGGATCATTGCTCAGTTCGCTGTAATCATCCTGGATCGCCGCCTGAACGGCTGTCCGGCGCTGGTCGAGAGACTCATCCGACTTGCCCAGGGAGAGCCGCATCTTGAGAAGCGCAAGGGAGCGCTCGACGGCCTCCAACCGGCCGGGCGCCACGGGCTCGACCCGCAGGAACTTGCAGAGCTCGACCGTGCCGTCCGCCTTGATGTGCGTGAAGTGGGCGCTCGCCAGGCAGGGATTATCGACCAGAGAGATTTCCGAGGGGTCCGCGACGTAGCGCTTGCAGCCTTCGAACTTCGGGTCCGGATGCATCCCGACGATCTTGCCGCCATGCGAGAATCCCGTGAGCACTCGCTCCTCGACTTTCTGCCAGGCTTGGTCGTCCACGACCTTGAAGCCCATGAAGATTTCCTTGTCGGCGTCGCGGAAATCGAAGCCGATGCACTTCCCCACCGCCTCGAGTTGGTGCATGTAGCGCAGCGGGAAGTAGTTCTCCCCGGCCGTGGCCTTGCCCATCTCGTCGATCACGGCCTGGTAGTACGGTTTCGAGAGGAGGTAATCGCAGACCTCATCATCTTTGTCCGGCACCTCAGCGGTGACGATTCCCCACACCTCGCGGCGCGCCGCATCAACCTTGGCGAACGGGATGAACTTCGAGAAGGATTTCATGATCGTCTCCTTGTCGCTCTTTGCGTTCGGCCCTGAAACTGAGTTGGCTTGTGCAAAAGCCGACTGCTCCGCTTCCTTTTTCCCCTTGCCGTCCTTGATGGCCGCCGCGTAGGCGCCGTTCCAGACTTCGCGCCATTGGGCACGATTCTCCTTCGGCACGTAATCCGGGACTTCCTTGACGTTAGAGTACGGCATCGCGTTCTCCGCCAACGAAGAAGATGGTTTCTTCTCCGTACTGGGTCGGCGTTTTGAGCCGCTTCTCTTTCCACTGCTCGAGGATGCCTGTCAACTCGGTCTTGTTCAAAGACAGGTCAGGGACGCCCTCGCGCGCATTCCAGGCAAGGCGGCACTCTTCGCCCCTGGTGAACGGCGTGAAGATCACCAGCGCCAGGTGGCGGCAAGATGCGAGCGCGTTGCGCAGGATGTCTTTCCACGCGTAGTTGTGCTCCAGCACGTGCCGCATGACGATGCCGTCCGTCTGCCCCACGAAATTCACCAGATTCACGATCTCATCGGCGAAG